GTCATGGCTTTCATAGTCACCACCCGGATAAAAAGGCCTTACTATCTCTTTGCCCTCAAGGCTGTATTCTTTTACCGCCCAATCTTTTACCGCTTCATACACTGCAGGCGGAGTGTAGCAGTCATCTGTGGTCTTTTTCGGTTTAAATTTTTCTACAAATTCATCGTATGTCTTGCTTTTCGGCATTATTTTTGAATTTCCTTTCCAAATTAAAAAGAGGGCTTTGCAGCCCTCAAACTTCAATTATAAATTTTTTAAGTCCTTGTAATATGCATTTGAGCTTATGCCAAGTAGCACACCTAAAAAGGTATCTACTGCAGTGATCGTTCCGACTACCTGCTCCCCGTGTGGCAAACCCCATATGTTTGCCAACGCAAAATATAGCGTTCCAACTGCAGGAAGTAAAAACTGTGCAATCCATTTTAAAATATCATATGTCTTTTTGTTGAAAATCATTTTTGTTGTTTCCTTTCGTGAAATTTTTCTTTTATAAACTCCGTCTCTCCGTCAATGTAGTGATTTTTTATTCCATGTTTTTCGCAATGGTCGTAATATCTGCTTACTATGCCTAATGCATTTTCAAATTGCTTGACTGAGTACTCTTTACCAAGTCGCAAATTTTCAGAGAAGTCGATTATTTGGTTACGCATATCGACCGCCCTTTTATCGTTTGTCTCTTCTTCAAAGCGTGTGAGCCTGTCGCTTATGTCCTTAACCTCTTCTTTTACTTGCGCACTCTGTATAGCTATTTCGTCAAGTTTTTCCAAAGTTTCTCTATTTAAAATCGAACCCATCCACTTGACCACGTGGCTAAGTGGATGCAGGGGGATTTTTTTGTTGAATTCTATTATTATGCTAATCGCACCGATTGCCCACGCCATCAAGGAGGCTATATCTTTCACTTGTAAGGCTAAAAGCCACTCATTAAAAGGTTTCAAAGTAAAATCCCCCTTCTCCTTTACTCTTCTGTACCTACAGCGTTTGACGTGGTAGCAAGTGGCGCATCGTCATTCGCAAGCTCAGGATGCCCTTTTTCTATAAGTGACTTTTTAACACCTTTTTTGAAAAAGATAAGTACATCTTTGTATCTTGTCTCTCCCTTAATAATTGATGTTGCAAATATGTCGTAAATTGGTTTCATTTCTTTTACTCCTTTCAAAAATAAAAAAGAATGCATACGCATCCTTAATTTTCTTCTTCGTTAATTCCGCTTGATGGTGCAATAGCTGCTATCATTGTTGCACTTGCAAGTATAGCCGCCCTCATTTCTGCCGTCTCTTCTGAGCGCTTGCGATTTAACTCTTCAAGGCGCTTATTCGTCGCCTCCAACTCCTCCTGCAGTTTGGCCATGTCAGCCATCGGAGTTGCGTGCGACACGGCTACATGCTCCTTTTTACTGACATCTATGCTGTCAATGATATGTCCGTCAGGTACTTCAAAAGTACCGATTTTCAAACTCTTCAAGTCCGATTGCTCGAACACTACGGCCAATATGTCGCCATTTGACGTGTACAATACAGTGTACTTCATTGTTGCTCCTTTCTTAATTTAAAAAGTCTATTTTTGTTATTTGAACTGCTCCTGCAAAGACATCAGACCCTCTGTCGCTATTACAGTAAGCGCCAAAACTTATAAAAGCTTGTTCGCTTATATCTGCCACATTCAGTACAATTTGGCCACTTCGATTTATTGCAGGACTTGCGATGCCTTGCCTCAAAACATCTATTGCATCAACCTTGCCTGCTCCTGCCACATCTATCAGCCTTCTTGTGCTTACACGATTTACATGTGCTTCCAAGGTCGCATAAGGGTTGCCCTGAATATTTGCCAGTGTTCTGTAGCTTATAACAATTTGCCTAAAGGGGGTTAGATTTATAGACTGCGATAGCACACACCCGATACGCCTTGACTTCAACTCAGGAAAGCCAGCGGATAGATTAAAATTCATACCGCCATTATATATGCCTGCATAGCTATAATTTTGATTTAGGCTGTAAGCAAAATATGTGCCGTTTAAATAAAATCCCTTGTTCGAGACAGTGG